GGTTTACCCGCGAACTTCGGCGGTGAAACCGCCTTAGTAAGCAGTTTTCAACTGCGAACTTCCCTGCGCAGCAGGGCTGATGAGGAACTTTAGTTCCGAATCTCCCCCGCAAGGGGGCTGCGAAGGAGCTTCTAGCTCCTGAGTTCATCAGGATGCACCAACTTCACAAAGTTCAACGGCTTGGATCGTCCCATACGATATGCGCGACCCAAGATCTGTTTCTCCTCCTCCGCCGTCATTGCGTGCCAAAGAACCACGTAGGTTGCCGCAGTAATATTGAGACCCGAGCCAGCATGCGCCGCATTTAAGAGTAATACGCGAACATCTCCCTCATCAAACCGCGTCAGCAGATTATTCACAACATCCTTTGATCCCTTAACAGTCTGCACAGCAATCTTCTTTTCCAAGAGACGCTCCTGCATAAGTTGAAAGGGATTTTCATACCGACTGAATACAAGAAACTTATCATTCGGATGATCCACAATCAGGTTCATCAGTGCATCAATCTTCTTCGGAGGACCCTTCTCGGCAACGGCCGCCTTCTTCTTAGCAGTCGGTTTCTCCTCAAAACTAATCAACTTTGATGGTTCTATGAGTGTTCTGCACAACGGGCACCCCACGATCTTAGAGAGACTTGTGAGAATACATGCGGCACAGAACACTCGTGAACAACACGGAGTCAGAAGTGCCTGCGCCTGCGGCTCATCATAACAGATTGCACAGATTTCCTTCTTATAGTTTTCAATCCGCGACTTGATCGTCTGAACCTGTTCTTCCAGGCTCACAATCTTCCCTTTCAGATTCGTCAAGGCCTGTTCCTTCGCCTGAGGCGTTGAATATTCCTCCGCCGACTTGAACTCATACAGTCTCTTCAGACGCTTGAGTTCCGTCATTCGGTTGTCCGTAACTGCCTGGATCAAGTTCATCGGTGAATCCGATGCAACTCCCAGTGATGTCAATGCAGATTGAATATCGCCGGCATTCAGTAAGTTCTGTACCTGTGACGTAATCGCAGAGGCAACAATACGCTGGGCAAGCGATGGTTGACATTGAATGATGCTCGTGAACAGTGGCGGCAATGAAATACTTTCCGCAATAAACTCATCGCGACACCGCAAAACTAAATGAGTCCTGTAGGGATGATGAATGCGCACAAACTCCTTCAAATAGGTTCCTGAGCGGCAGGCGTATCGCATAAATAAGCCCCGCATACCCACGAGCGCATTGACAATCTGAGCCTGAAAGGAAGGATCATAGGTCGTGAATTCTTGACTTGCGGCAACTCTTTCTATATTTGAGTGTGAATACCACGTCCTCTCATTTTCAAAGATTAGATTTTGCCACGTGGCCGTCACAAACCAGACAAAGGTTGATCTCGGAAACGGCTGTGTGCTCGGAATGTGAATCGTGTCCGCTTCGTCAATGTAGACCCGCGAAAACCAAATCGTTTTTTCCGTTTCCTGTAGAAACTTTCCTAGAAGTGTGTTTGACACGAGAACCACATCAGCCTCCGTTACACTCTTGAGAAAGCCCTTTGACCCAAGTGTACGCGTAGACTTTACAAGAAGTGGCTTCAGACTCGTCTGCGTCGCAATATAGTCCTCCCATTGATGAAACAGAATATGAGGAACCACCAATAAGGCTGCAGAGTTACTTATGTCTCTGAATTCATTGGTGATCAAACTAAATACATTACGATTGGAATACGGATTCAAACTCTTATATTTTGTAATAGGAGCATTTCCCTTATTCATGGCAATATGACCCAATACCATGAGCGACTTCCCTACACCCACTGAATCACCTAGAATCGCAAACCGACTGTAAAGAGACTCGCCGTTGATCGTATAGCCTGTGCTCAACTTTCCTTCTAGATCATTCATAGACTGCAGAATCGCCCGCTGATGACCGCGCATACCAATCTTGATTGCAGCGGGCTGAACGGCTTGAGGACTTTCCTGCGTACATGCATTTATAAAGGGCGCGTTGTACAACCTTGTAAACGCATCCACACCGAACATATCTTCTTAAGAGTTCATGCGAAACTTTAGACCTATGCGTTCATGAAAAAATGAACCATCCGTGAGTCGCGGATGAAATCCTTCATCTTCATCGTACTCCGTTTCACATACGGACTTTCCTGTGCCCTCAGTTTCTTCTTATCAAAGGTGTTTTCACTGTGACTCATGACCAACATCACCTTGAATGGATCCAGTTGAATCATCGGATGTGCGTAAGCATCCAAAAATGATTTTTCCTCGGCCATCGTAACCGTCTCATCATACCGATGTTTGTTCGCATACGTTTTCTTCCAGGCCATCGTACCATTCGTGGCGTGATTTGGCATATACGGACCAAACTTCCAGATCTCCTTCACATCCGAAAAAAACATGAAGACCTCAGAGGACCCTGCAAGTTCCTTCTTCGGATCCTGCTTGAACCGAGCCACGACATGAGACACGCGCTGCTCAGGATAATAATCATCATCGTCCATCGCCACAATAATCTCACCACGCGCCTCATCATTCAGACGATTTCGCTTGGCGCCGATTGTCAACTTCTTATCAAGTGGGATGTACCGTACATTCGGAATACGTTCTGCGGCGGCCTTGAACAGATCCTCAACCTTGTCCTGACCATCATCCAGAATGATCCATTCCATACGATCCTTCTTATAGTTCTGGGCCTCATAACATTCAATGAGCCACGGAATGAATTTCCTCCTATTGTAAGTGGGTGTTACGACGCTTACAAAAGGAAAGGTTGAATCTTTTTTAATGGAATCCGTCATTACTAGTGTCTATTGATCTAGGTTTAGACCTTGGGCTTCTCGATTGGCAGTACAGGAGCGGCAGCGGCGACGACCGCAGCAGCCGCGGCAAAGTCGGCTACGGCCTTCTTGACGGTCTCATCATGTGCATACCATACACACTTCTCAAAAAAAGACTCTTTTGCCGTCGTCGTGGCAGGATCGTATTCATATAAGGGTAGAATATATGACAAATATGTCACAGATTTCTTATAATAAAAGTACATGACCGTATAGTAAATCAGCACAGGAATAGAAAAGATAAATGCATAGACAAAATACACAATCCGAACGGGAATAGACCGTGCGATCGCATCATTGGCTGCAGTGGATCCTGCAACGATTCCAAAGGCCACAAGGACCGCAGCAAGAATCGCGTATCCTATATTTGTGGCAGCCTTTCCAGCCGTACGAGATACACTAAATGTCTGTTCATCGAGTGCAGCCTTATCTATTGCTGCTTGATCCGCAGTCTCTTTCATCTTCGTAATGACCTTCGTCGCATCCTTATTCTTTAAAAGTGCTTCTTTTGCTTTGACCTCAGCAATGATTTGTGAATCTGCAATAATCGTATAAAGTGTGCTGTCAACTGTACTGATTTTATCTTGATACGTTTGAATACTTTCATTGGGATTCTTTGTATACCAGTTCGCAACCGTGTCAATGTTTGATTTGAGCGATACTGATTTATCAGTTGATATTTTATTGTCAGTCGCTAGACTTGATTGCGCAACCTTCCAGAACTGGATCCAGTTATAAAAAACAAGTCGTCCTTTATCATCAGTATAGATCTTGACTAGGGCATCTTTGAATTTCTGTATCTTATCTAAGATGTCTACACTCTTTGCTGTCGCATTTGACTCTAACCAATCATTTATTTCAGTAAACTCTGCGAGGGCAAGCGTAGAGCCTTGCGGAGTGAGTGCTGCGTTCTGAACAAGTTCTGTATTCTGAGTCGTCGCGGATGCAACGGCATTGCGAGCAGCCGTTCTCGCATCACGAGCAGCAGCCGTCTCCTTAGCGATTTGCTGATCAAGTTCCGGATCATAGGTTGCTTTATTGATCATGCGATCCAATGTTCGGCTTATCGTTTCTAACATCTATTTTGCACGGAGTAAAATAGATGGTTGCCGCCGCACGGAAAACACGGAAGGTTCGGTCCGACTGGGTCGTTGCGATTCCTTCCTATAAACGGGCGGAGATCCTCCGAGACAAAACTCTTGCGACGCTCACACGCTATGGGATTGAGCCTTCTCGTATCTACATTTTTGTGGCCGATAAAGACGAGGAGGCCTTGTATAAGGCTACATTGCCTGCGGGTCACTATAATCGTCTTATTGTTGCGCAAAAGGGGCTACATCATGCGCGCAATGCGATCAATGCATATTTCCCTGTCGGAAAGAAGATTGTAAGTGCAGATGATGATATTCGCGGTTTCATTGAGTTTGATGCCGACGCCAAACGGCACGAGAAGCCGCTCGTGAGTCTGAAACGTACGATTGACCGTGGATTCGCGGAGGCCCGCGCCGCGGGGGCAGGTCTCTGGGGCGTCTATCCGAGCGCCAATGGATTTTTCATGAAGAACACCGTCAGCACGGATCTACGGCACATTGTTGGATCTTTCTGGGGACAGATTAATCCTGGAAAGGCCGTGACCATCCATTTGCAAAGCAAGGAGGACTATGAGCGGACATTACAGTTCTGGAAACGAGATGGTGCCGTTGTCCGACTGAATTTCGTGTCGCCTCAAACGGCCTATTATAAGACACCTGGTGGTCTGCAACTCACACGAACACAAGAAAAGATAGAGGACGAAGTGGCTTTTTTGGAAAAACACTATGGTCCTTATATTGTTCGGAATCCCAATCGGAAATCTGGTTTTGTGGAAATCCGTATTAAGGACCCTAAAGCGCATACTTGAGTCCTCCCATGCCGCCAGTAATCTCTACAAAGTTGATGGACTCAACATAAATACTAAGGTCATAAACATAGGTTGTGTTCGGAGGGAGTTGATACGGATTCACCTCAACCTGAAATACACGGATCCGACTTGCGTTAATAGACCCCGAAGGCTGGGGGCTCAGACTGTGAAGGGCAAAACTATAAATAGGAATCTGCTGATTCGGATTTCCATTTGTGGTCCTGAACGGATACACTGCATTCATGAACTCAATAGGCTTTTCTTGTTGGAGTTCATTACCGTCGCACATGACCCTGAGTGTCCTGATAATATCACGCTGTGCATACTGCAGTAACTGACCTGATGAGAGGTTTGCAACTGCGCTTGTCCCTTGTAAGAAAGGAGCCACTGTCGGAGATATCCAGTTCGTGAAGTTTGCACTCTGGTTTCTGAACTGTACAGAATCAGAACGGCGATTCACGAATAGAAGTCGTTCAATCGGATTGTGAGTTTCTAAATCCAGAACCTGGCGAGTATAGAGAGTCGGAAACGGATAGTGTGTAACTTGGTGTACCAAATATGACATTGGCGA